TTAGCTATAATGGGTTGTAATAGACATTTATATACTCCAAATGCTAAAATAGAAAAACAAAAAATAAATATAAATTTCGCTAGATATAAGCAAAGCGGATTACATTCAAAATTAATAGAAAAATAATATGGCTGAATCAGTTGTTAAAGGTTATTTTCCAAGTCAAGTCGCTAGCGATTTAGAAAAAATGAGTAAAGACTACGGTTTGAAAGTTGCTAAAGCAATTGAAAGCGAGTGGTTTAAAAGAGACTCTGGTACTAATAGATTTTTTGGTAATCAAACAGAGTTTCATAAATTAAGATTATACGCTAGAGGAGAACAATCAATACAAAAATATAAAGATGAATTATCTATAAATGGTGACTTAAGCTATTTAAACTTAGACTGGAAACCAGTGCCTGTTATACCTAAATTTGTAGATATAGTTGTAAACGGTATATCTGAAAGAGTTTACGATATTAAAGCATACTCTCAAGATCCTTCTGGAGTAAGCAAAAGAACAGCTTATATGGAATCTATGCTTAGAGATATGCGTAGTAAAGATTTAGCCTCTTTCGCTCAACAAGCTTTTGATATTGATTTATCAGAAAACGATCCAGAAATATTACCAGATTCTCAACAAGAGCTTGAGTTGCATATGCAGCTTACATATAAACAAGCTGTAGAGCTAGCAGAAGAACAAGCTATAAATGTTATACTAGATGGTAATAGATACGATTTAACTAGACGTAGAATAAACTACGATTTAACTGTTTTAGGAATAGGTGCTGTTAAAACTGTCTACAATAAATCAGAAGGTATAAAAGTAGAGTATGTAGATCCAGCTAATATGGTATATTCTTACACAGAAGATCCTAACTTTGACGACATATACTATGTTGGTGAAGTAAAAAGTATACCTGTAAATGAGTTGAAAAAACAATTCTCGCATTTAAAAGAAGATCAGCTAAAGAAAATAACTGGTCAAGGTTTTCAAAACCATGGGTTTTACAATAGAAGTCTTACAGAGTCAAACCAAATTGATAAAAACCAAGTGCAGGTTTTATATTTTAACTATAAGACTTATGCTAATGAAGTTTACAAAGTAAAAGAAACAGCTACAGGCGCTAGTAAAGTTATAGTAAAAGATGATACCTTTAATCCTATTATTGATCAAGTGCTTGAAGCTAAGTATGGTAAGCTATCTAGATCAATAGAAGTTTTATATGAAGGTGCTTTGATTTTAGGTACTGATATATTACTCAAATGGGATTTAAGTAAAAACATGATGAGACCAAAGAGTGATTATACTAAGGTTAAAATGAACTACGCTATATGTGCGCCACGTATGTATAAAGGTAGAATAGAAAGCTTAGTAAGTCGTATAACTGGTTTTGCTGACATGATACAGCTTACACACTTAAAACTACAACAAGTGATGTCTAGATTAACTCCAGATGGTATATACTTAGACGCAGACGGGCTTGCTGAAATAGATCTAGGTAATGGAACAAACTACAACCCACAAGAAGCGTTAAACATGTTTTTTCAAACGGGTAGTATTATAGGTAGGTCTATGACTAGCGAGGGTGATATGAACCCTGGCAAAGTTCCTATTCAAGAAATACAATCTGGTTCTGGTGGCCAAAAAATGCAAAGTTTAATAGGTACTTATAATTATTATCTACAGATGATAAGAGATGTGACTGGATTAAATGAAGCATCAGACGCTTCTACTCCTGCAAAAGACGCTTTAGTTGGTGTCCAAAAAATAGCTGCGGCTAATAGTAACACAGCTACAAGACATATACTACAGTCTGGTTTGTTTTTAACTTCAGAAGTTGCAGAAGCTATATCTCTTAGAGTTTCTGATGTACTAGAGTATTCTAATACTAAAGAAGCATTTATTCAAAAGCTAGGAATACATAATGTATCTACTCTTGCTGAAATGGCTAACTTGCATTTATCTGACTTTGGCATAACAATAGAGTTATCGCCAGATGAAGAGCAAAAACAAATGTTAGAAAATAATATTCAAATGGCTTTGAGTAGTGGAGGTATTGATTTAGAAGATGCTATTGATCTTAGAGAAATAAAGAATATAAAACTAGCTAACCAGCTACTTAAGATACGTAGAAAGAAAAAGCAAGAAAGAGATCAAATGATGCAACAGCAGAATATACAAGCACAAGCACAAGCAAATGCTCAAGCTCAACAAGTTGCTGCACAAGCTGAAGTTGAAAAAAATCAAGCTATAACTCAACAAAAAATACAACTAGAACAAATTAAAGCTCAAATAGAAGAAGCAAAAACTCAAAGAGAGGTAATGTATAAGAAAGAGCTTATGAATCATGAGTTTCAAATAAACATGAGGTTGAAGAATATAGAGGTTCAAGGACTAAAAAGTAAAGAAGAGTATAAAGAAGATCGTAAAGACAAAAGAACTAAAATACAAGCAACTCAACAAAGTGAGTTAATTGAACAAAGAAATAGTGGTAAACCACCTAAAAACTTTGAATCTTCAAGTAATGATATACTTGGAGGCGGGTTTGATCTAGGCGCTACAGATCCTAGATAATTATTTATTAATTTTATAATATCATATTATGGCAGAAGAACAAAAACAAGAAGAAATTCAAGAGGAGGCTGTAGAGCAAACTCAAGAAGTTAAAACCGAAGCTGTTCAAGAAGAACCAGCTGTCGATGGACCAAAATCTGAAGTTTTAGAAGATGGTACAATTAAACTTGATTTTTCAGCTACTCCAGTTGAAGAAGAAGTTGAAACTGAACAACAACCAGAAGCTAGCGACGAGCAAGTTGAGGAAGTTGTTGAGGAACAGATAGAAGAAACTCCTGTTGTTGAAGAAATAACAGAAGAAGAAATTATTGAGCAAGCTGAAGAAGTTCAAGAAGAAGTTGAAGAAGCAATAGTTGAAGCTCAACAAACAGGCGAACCATTACCAGAAAACATACAAAAAGTAGTAGACTTTATTAATGAAACTGGTGGAAGCTTAGAGGATTATGTAAAGCTTAATCAAGATTTTACTAATTACGAAGATAAAGCTTTATTAAGAGAATATTACAAACAAACTAAACCTCACTTAGAAGACGAAGAAATAAACTTCTTAATGGAAGATAACTTTTCATTTGACGAAGACGTCGACGATGAGAGAGATATTAGAAGAAAAAAATTAGCACTAAAAGAGCAGGTTGCAAGTGCTAAAAGCCACTTAGACGGGCTAAAGTCTAAATACTATGAAGAGATCAAAGCTGGTAGTAATTTGCTTCCAGAGCAACAGAAAGCAGTTGAGTTCTTTAATAGATACAACAAAGAGTCTGAGGAAAATCAGAAATTACAAGATCACCATAAAAATGTGTTTCAACAAAAAACAAACAATGTTTTTAACGATCAGTTCAAAGGTTTTGAATATAAGGTTGGCGAAAAGAAATATAGGTTTAATGTAAAAGATTCTGGTAAAGTCAAAGATACTCAAAGCGACATTAATAACTTTGTCAAGAAGTTCTTGAATGAAAAAGATGAGATGTCAGATGCTGCGGGTTATCATAAAGGCTTATTTACCGCGATGAATCCAGATCTAGTAGCTCAACATTTTTACGAACAAGGCAAGGCTGATGCTATTAAGAACAGCATGGCTAAAGCTAAAAATATAGATATGGATGCAAGGTCTACTCACGAAAAGGCCCCAAGTCCAAATGGATTTACAGTAAGAAGCGTTGACAACGAGACCGGAGACTTTAAGTTTAAAATAAAAACTAGATAATTTAACATTTAAAATTAAAGATTATGCCTTTTTTAAATCAAGGTGCTGGGACTGCCCTAGCACATTTAACCCCTAGACCTGTAAAAGATTTATACGGGTCGAATTACCTGTCAATTACAGGTAATGATTACAACTTTACTAAACAATTCCTACCAGAAGTTTACGAAAAAGAAGTTGAAAGATTTGGTAACAGAACTGTTGCTGGATTTTTGAAAATGGTAGGAGCTGAAATGCCTATGGCTTCTGACCGAGTAGTTTGGTCTGAGCAAGGTCGTATTCACGTTGCTTTTAGTGACTGTTCTACAGATGCTAACGGTGGTGCTACTAATGAGTTAACTTTTTCATCAGCGGCTAACGCTTCTATGATTGAAATTCATGACACTATCATCGTTAACACTGGAGGTACTACAGTAAAGTGTTACGTTTCAGCTAAGCCAAGTGCGACTACTGCTACTGTTATTCCTTACACTGCTGCTACTTTAGCTGCTGCTGGTATTGCGAATGACAGTTCTAACTTAAACGTATTTGTTTATGGATCTGAGTACAAAAAAGGATCTATCAACGCTGGTAACTCTAAAGATGCTGACTTTACTACTTTTAGTAACAAGCCAATTATCTTAAGAGACAAGTACAGTGTTAATGGATCTGATACTGCTAGCATCGGCTGGGTAGAAGTAACTACTGAAGCTGGAACTGGTGGGTACTTATGGTACTTAAAATCAGAGCACGAAGCACGTTTAAGATTTGAGGACCAATTAGAAATGGCGATGATTGAAGCTGAGCCAGTTTCTGGTAACCAAATGGATGGTGCTGGTGTTTTTGAAACTGCTGCTGTTGTAGGACAACACGGAACTCAAGGTTTATTCTCTGCTATTGAAGAAAGAGGATTAATTTACAATAACCCTGATTTTGGTTCTACGCTAGCTGGTGAAGGAATTACTGAATTTGACGTTGTGTTACAAGAGCTTGACAAGCAAGGAGCTATTGAAGAAAACATGATGTTCTTAAACAGAGGAACTTCTTTAGCTATCGACAACATGCTAGCTGCTCAAAATTCTTACGGAACTGGTGGTACATCTTACGGTGTATTTGACAATTCTGAAGATATGGCACTTAACTTAGGATTCTCAGGATTTAGAAGAGGTTCTTACGATTTTTACAAGTCTGACTGGAAATACTTAAACGATGGTACTACAAGAGGATTAATTGGTGATGTACAAGGAGTATTAGTTCCTGCTGGAACAAGTACTGTTTACGATCAGCAATTAGGTAAAAACATCAAAAGACCTTTCTTACACGTTCGTTATAGAGCTTCTGAAGCTGATGACAGACGTATGAAGTCTTGGATCACTGGATCTGTTGGTGGTAACTACACTAGCGACGAGGATGCAATGAACGTTCACTTCTTATCAGAAAGATGTTTATGTGTTCAAGCTGCTAACAACTTTATCTTATTTAAAGATTCTGATGGCCAAACTGGTGACTAATCAATAACTAATGTAAAGATTACCCCACGGTATTAGTGGGGTAGTTTTTACTTTTATTAAATTATATTATATTATGAAAAAGCAAGAAAAAGCTCCTGCAACTTGGGAGATTAAAGATAGAGTTTACTTATTAAAAGGTAATAAAACACCTTTATTATTTACAGTACCTGCAAAACATAGTAGAGTAAAGGCTTTATTATGGTTTGACGAAGAACAAGGTATTCAAAGAGAATTAAGATACGCTACCAACCAAAACTCACCATTTGTTGATGAGCAAAAAGGTCAAGTAACTTTAGGTCATATATTTTTTAGAGATGGTAAGTTAATTGTGCCAAAACAGAAACAAAACTTACAGAAGTTATTGTCTCTTTATCACCCAATGCGAAACAAACATTATTTTGAAAAAGATGATCAAAAAACAGCTGAAGTTGATTTGAGTTATTTAGAAATGGAGATTGAAGCTTTAAAAATAGCATCTTCATTAGATATTGATGACGCTGAGGCAATATTAAGAGTTGAAGCTGGAAGTAATGTATCTTCAATGACAAGTAAAGAAATAAAAAGAGATATAATAGTTTTTGCTAGAAATAATCCAAGAGAGTTTTTACAGTTAATACAAGATGATGATATTCATCTAAAAAACATAGCTATGAAAGCTGTTAAGTT